AAAAAGGGGCCGAAGCCCCTTTCTTTTAGGAATTTTTCCAGTGAGCAAGCTTTTTAGCATGTTCAATTTGTTCGTTCTTGTCTTTTATTTTCAATTCGTCACGAACAAAATCAAGGGCATCAACAAAATCATTTAATTTTATTGAATCAGCCTGAACCCTGGCTGCTGCAACACTTACATGTGGACGTTCGGTAATTGGCGATACATTGTCAGAAGCACTGTGAGTGTCATAAAAGTACTCTTTACAGGCTTCACGAATGTAATTGGCCATCTGAGAATCAGGGGTTCTTCGATTCCAAACATATTTACCATTTTCTTTGGTAACATATTTCTTTTTACGAAGAACTGTTGTGATGTTGGCATTAACTCCATAAGTTGTTGGATAGAGTCTTAACGAAGTTACGATTCCCGTTCTGCAGTCATTGCATAGGGCATCCAAAAGACGTTTGAATCTTTTGTTTACTTCTCTTTCATTTTCTGTCATGTATGTACGATTTTAGTTTAACAAGATAATATATCAAATGCAAATATAAACAAAATTTTTGAATAAATAAAATAAAACCATAAAAATTATGAAAAAACTTTGGGAAAAGATTAAAGCTTTTGCTGTAGCAATATGGGAAAAGATTAAAAAGTGGTTCGTAAATACTGCTTGGCCATGGATTAAGAAATCATGGTTACAGATTGTAAATGTGCTAATTGTACTATTCGCTTATGGAAAACTAGATGATCTAGGTTCTCCCGCAGCAGGTTTAGTAGGTCTTTGGGGATTTGTTTTATTGGTATACTGGATTTTCTGGAAATTCTTTGGAGCTGATAAAGTTGTTAAAGGTGCCTTAAAAAATACATGGTTAGGAAAATTATTTGATCCACAGCCAGAACCTCCTGGAAAAGTATAATGCGTGCACGTTTAATAAATGAAGCATATAATTTAGGTATTAAAAAATCCTATCAATATCTCCAAGAGGTAATTAAGAGATTAATGCCTCTTGAGAGATATTTTGCATACAAGAATTATCAAGACAGATCAGATAATTTAATGGACACAACATTCACTTTATTTTTTCATGTTAAAACAGATGAAGATTTATCTCAGGAAATAAAAGAGTTACTTATAGGATTTGATGACAATTTAGATTTAGACAACATCCATCGAGAAGAATCTAGATCTCCAAATTACGAACAACATGGGCTTTATGATTGGAAAATTCCAAAGAAAAAAGATTATTGGTCTTTTGTTAGAGAAAATCCAAAAATGTTACAAAGTGATGCTGATACAATGACACATGAAGTCATATTATCTTTAATTGATATGGCTGGTGGTGCAGGATCGATGTTAGCAAATTACAACTATTATAGTTTAAAAGACTTCTTAAATAACATGAGAGATTTCATGGATAAAAATGAATTTAAAGATTATGTAAAAAGAGTCCATGAAAAATTTCCATATCTTGGTGATAACAAAAGAAAATTCTTAGGAAAAACAAATGAAAGCATACAAAATCCAAACCCTATTTTACGTCCAAAATCCAAACAAGAGATTGAAAGAGAATTTGGAAATCAATATGCTGGTTTTAAAGAAGCTCGTGAAGGTTTCGAACCATTTGTAATAAAAGCTTGGATGAGAGATCCAGGATATGGTTATCAATATGTGTTGTTATTTTTACTTAAATTTGATTTTGGACCATATGGACTTTGTATTTATGACTATGAAAAAGAAGAGTTTGTAGAAGAGCCCGGAACTCTAGATGATTATGGTCTAACATACGAAGAGGTCATGATGAAGTATGAAGATTATTTCAATTTTATTTAACAGAATTTTAACAGATCTCATTTTTATTTTTAGCATATAATAGTTATATTTGTAATTCTTAAACCAAACTATATGTTACTAATCGCAGAAATTATTTTAACTGTCTTTGCCTGGAGAAAAGGTTGGAGATGGTGGGCTTTGGCACCAATGGCAATTACATTATTAATTGGATTTTTCATGGGTGTCGGAATTGGCGCCTCAGGTGGTGATATTGATAGTGTCAGAGGTATTTCCATTGTTTTTGACATATTAGCTACTATCGCTCTTATTGTGATGGTTACTAAAGGCCCAAAAACAAACGAAGTAGAAGAAACTAAAGATATTGAGAACGCTCCTCGGAGCTAGTTATAGAGTAGGTATGTAAGACGCGGGTTCGAATCCCGCCACCTCCACAGCGAAACAAGTCGCTAAACGAGTTCCAATTTACTCATTCTTAAATTGGTGGTGGAATCCTGACCATCGTCCAGTTTCTGGACAACCGGTTAGCCCTGGGTTTTCGGAATTGAACCCTTAATCAATTCCAAACGGGGGTGACTTGGCTTTGATTGCATACTAAGGGTAATGATGAACGTCTCAATGAACGCAATAAACGGCGAAAATGTTTATGAGTATCGTGTAGCGGCTTAAGAAGTTTGCACACGACAAACGACGAAAAGAGTTAAGCATTTTGAATACTTAACTCTTTTTTTGATATATAGAATAAAAAATGTTTCATTTTGTCTATTTAACTACAAATTTAATAAATGGTAAACAATATGTTGGAGATCATTCTACAAATAACTTGAATGACGGCTATTTAGGAAGCGGTAAACCCTATTTTAAAAGAGCCTTAAAAGAATATGGAATAGAAAATTTTAAAAAGGAAATATTGGAATTTTTTCCTTCTAAGGGAGAAGCTTTTGATGCCCAAGAAAAATACATAAAAAAATTTAATAAGTCTCTCTAAAAAAGGTATTGGTTTTGGTAAATTATTATCTGAAAAAACTAAACAAAAAATTAGCGATAATAATGGCATGAAAAACCATGGTTATCTTGTTTCAGGTTCTCGTAATGGAATGTATAAGAAAAAATACAATATAATTTAGAGACTTGCCTGCAGCCTAAGTGCGGGCTTTTTTTGTGTGATATATAAATAAATTAATAGTTTATATGCGTGCAAAATTTGTCTTTGAAAGTCAACACATATTAAATAAAATTGATGTTATAAGAGAAATACTTCAGCAATTCGATGAAGAAATTCGTGATGATTTGAAAAAGGATTTATTGGCTATGTCCAAAGATGAATTTGATGAATGGGTTAAATATGCAGGGTACAGTAAAATGGGAAAATACTGGACAGCATCAACTGTATATTAATTTCAAGATATATAAAATAAAATATTAGCATTATGAAAGCCGGAAGTTTTAATATTCATGAATATTTAGGAAAACTTTATGATAAAGTAAATGAAGAAGATTTAACTAAGTCTTTATCATTAAACGAAGAAGAAAAGGCAGGAAATTTACCTGATGATAACGGTATGATTATACCTGAAGAAGGTAAAAAGGCTTATGACTGGCTTAAGAAAGAATATCATAAAGGTAAGACAGAAGTAAAAGTAGAAATGTCATATCATGAATTCAAACCTGGCTACCATCTTGATACTAATTTGAAATCTGTAAATGATTTCAAACCTGGTTTATATGGTGACATTAAGACTAAAGACACCGAAGGTGGAAAGAGAGAAAAAGCTGTGCCATTTCCTGAAACAAAATTCCCTGGGGGCGAAAATGAATCTTCTGAAAAGAAATCAACCGGGATAACTGTTGAAGCTAAGCCAAAAGTAGAAGCAAAAGCTAAGAAGGAAGATCAAGAAATTGGAAAAGAAGTAAAAGAAGATACTAAAGACAAAGTGGTTAAAAAATAATGTTAGTTCGAGAAACTATATTTTTAGGTAAGAAAGCTACAGTGATAGGAAGAGCCAGAGAGTTACCAATGGTATTTCAAACTTTGGCAAGGCGTTTTAAAAACATTCCAGGAACTGATAGCTTTTATGTTGATGATATAGAAGAAATGGTCAAAGTTCTTCGAAGACATGATGACAAATGGGCAGGACGCCACGCGGTCCCTTATGTAACCCCAGGATTTGTCCCCTATTTTAAAAAGAAATCATATATCGAAGAAGATGGTAAAAAAATTTGGACTAATAATCCATATAAATTATCACCAGAAGGATTTGACCAATATCACATAAGCGTACATATGGTTCTTGAAACAGAAGATGATTTTATAGGTTGGATTTGTAATTAGATTTATGATAAACAATGATTCATTAGGAGACAGATTGAATGCGGTGAAAAGAGGAAAACCGTTGCCTCCCCCACCACAACAGCCAATGTATGTGCCTCCACAAGCAATGCCGACACAGCAAACCCCATCTAATCAATCTGAACATACAGTTAAATTTTATTTTCTATCCAAACTTTTTGTTGTATTAGATTCAGGCATTGCATCATTATTATATGGAATTGCAATTAAAGCGATATTTAATTTAGATTGGTCATTGTTTGAAGCTTTCGCAGTAGGGTTTCTTCTAAATCATGCTATATCAATATTTCCAAGAGTTTTATTTCCAAAATTATTTAAATAATCACTAGAAGGTATCGACAGAACTGAATATTTCACAATCTGTATCTGGAGAAAAAAATGGTATGTTTGGTAAACCATCTCCTCAAGGTTCAGGAAATGGATGGTCAGGATGGTATAATGGATGGTTTTTTAAAAGTTTAAAAGAATTGTCCTTTATGATTAATGTTATAGAAAGATTTAAGTTTTCATGGGAATCGGGTGAAACCAAAAAATATAGAGTTTCTTATGTTGATTATAAAAAAACTAATCGTAATTATTTTTCAGATTTTATTTTAAATGAAAAATTTATGGTTGAGATAAAACCTAAAAAATTACAAAATTCTATAAATGTTAAATTAAAGAAAGAAGCCGCAATAAAATTCTGTGAAAAGCACGGATTAACATATAAATTATTAGCTCCTATCAAAACTTTATCATATGAAGATATAAAATTATTAATACAAGAAAATAAATTAGAATTCATAGATCGTTATAAGCAAAAATTTGAATTATGGCAAGAGGAAAATTAATAGTTTTAGAATCTATAGATGGTGGAGGAAAAACTACCCAAATAAACCAAATATCTAAATATTTTGAGGATAATAAACTTTCTTATGTCAATTATCATTTTCCAATGTATGGGCATAATCAATTTTCTGATGTCATTGCAAGATTTTTAAGAGGAGAATTTGGCAAAGCAAACGAAGTTGATCCTCTTTTTGTTGCTAATATCTATGCAATGGATCGGTTCAGGTTTTTGCCTGAATTAGAGAAAGCATTAGAAGAAAATGATGTGGTTCTTTTAGATCGTTACGTATTCTCTAACATTGCATATCAATGTGCAAAATTTGATAATGAAGAGGATATTACTCGTATGAAGGAATGGATTTTTGAATTTGAATTTCAATTCTTAAATCTCCCATATCCTGATTTAAACATTTTCTTTGATGTTCCTAATGCTGTCGCAGAAGAAAGATTAAAAGTAAAAAGAGAAGGAGACGATAGAAACTACTTACAAGGAAAAACTGATATTCATGAAGAAGATCTTGAACTACAAAAGAAAGTAAGAGATAATTATTTGAGATTCATGAGTGGAGCAGTTAATTGTTTAACCGTTAAATGTGCTATAGAATTTATAGAATTTGCGGATGGAAGCTCTTCATATATGGTTTTAAAACCTGATGAATTATTTGATTCATATAAAAAATATTTTGATTATGTACTCTTAAATCACCCATTAGAATGAGTAAGGAAGAAAATATATCTGATTTTAAAAATTATAAAAAATTACATAAACTTACAAAACCTAGGTCACCCTTAGTCATAGAAATTATGACAGACGATTTTCCGAGTGAATGGTTAACTACAGTCATTACCTACAAAGCAAAATCAGGACAAGTTACAGACCACCATTTGATTCTTCAGAATGAAATTAAGGATCGAATCGAGTGGTATAAAAGGAGTGGTTATATTTTAACAGAGACTTAACCTTTTTAAAAAATATTAACAGCATTCTGATGATAATTTAGCCTTATCTCTGGGAAAAAGTCAAAAGCAAAGATATATATAAATAAACTAATTGTAAATCTAAAATTAATTATGGCAGAACAACAGAAACCTCAGGTAGATGCAACTCAGCAAGTCGAAACTAAACCTTATGTTCCTACATATAGGGTAAAACCTGAATTTAAAGACGCCGTCCTTAAATCAATCGGACAGCACCCATTCAACCAAATAGCTGGTATTATTAATGCGATTAATGTAGAGGTCATAGACCATAATACATTAACACAAATTATTAACGTTCTCGGAAATTTCCCATACGTACAAGTAGCAGGAATTCTTACCAACGTTAATGCATACGTAGAGCAAATAGTTGAAGAATAAATCTCAGCTCTACAATTACAAATTAAAAAGGACAAATAACATGCTTATAGTTGGCGATCAATATCGGACGAATAGTCTGTCACACATACCGGGTGGCAGTGATCTAATAATAAAGTATAAGGGAGGGAACCAAAGTTCCCTATCTTTATAACAGAGTTAAATCAGTAAATAAGTATTTAGATGAATTATTCGAAAAAAGCGGTGACAAAATAGAATGGATCAGAGTCGAAAATCATCTAACTAAAAAAGAACGCATGCAATTGAGAGGAGAAAAATCAACCAACAACGGAAAAGCTATTCAAGGCTTAGCAATGGATTTTATTCAAACTAAGAATGAATACGTCTTTAAAGAATTAATGGATCGATTGAAACCTGGATTGTCGCTGTTCGTTGGAAAATATGTCAATGGAGACAAAGACATGTGTCAAGAGATTGTTTCAGCAACATTCGTTAGCATTTGGGAAAAAATAAACCAATATGATAGTAGATGGAATTTTTCTACTTGGGTTTATGCAATTGCAAAGAATGAAGCACTTGGTCAATTAAGATTAAGTAGAAGAAACCTTTCTCATGAACAATTAACCGAGAATCAATCCAAAGTTTTAAAGTTATATTCAAATCCATTTTATATGGGCCTTGAATGTATTGGACCTACAGGTGAAGAATTAACACAACACCTTTATGATCTAACTATTAAAGAGATAGATTTATTAGATGAACCTTATAAAACAGTAATGTTTGAAAGGGAAGTAAACAAAAAGCAATTGCAAGATATTGCTGAAAGTCTAAACTGGAATTTAAATACAGTTAAGACGAGACTTAGAAAAGCACGTCAGGATGTTGCTGATAGTTTAACTAAGAAATATCCTGAGCTTATTGAAGCTTATCACGAAGAAAATGAGTAAAATACATCCGTTCAGACCAAAAAAATGGGCGGTTTGGATGGTTATTAAAGACCTCCAAAATTATGCCGCATGGATGAAAATTATAGACAGAGAAAAGGTAGATCCTCACTCTGAATACAATAAATGGGGCATGAAACATAACTTTTTTTATACAATCTATTTTCCTATAAGATTACCTGAGGAAGATAGAGTATTGCCCGACAATATTAAAAGACTTAGAGTAGTTGAAACTCTTGGTCCCGTTCATCGTTATATTGATGAAGAATTACAATTTGCAGAATACATTATTCCAGAATTCAATCAATTTTATGACGATAACAACGAACCAACCTTAGCCTATGGTATTGTCTACAGATTTGCATTTAAAAGATTATCCCTAAAGTGGGTAATTTCAAGAACAATTATTATGGGATTATTAACTTGGGCACTAATAAAATTTCCTATAATTAGTACAGTAGTAGAATGGTTGAAAAATTTGATATAAGAAGAGTTAAATGGCTTAAAGGTTATAAAGACCTTCCAACAGCTTACTATCCGCTCAAAGTTCCAGGAGTCACTACAGTTTTAGGTGATATGATCGTTGATCCTGATTACTTGAAATTTGTACAAGAAGTAGGTGAAGAAAAAGCCAAACAAATTACTGAAGCAGCATGGAATAGAGGAACAGCCATGCATTCCTTCATGGAAAATTTTGTAAAAGAATTAGCGAAGACCAAAGACCCCTCTATGGCTCTTCAACACACCCAACGAGTTTCTCCGATGTTATTGGAGCAGGAGGGTGTACCGATGGAGAAAATTGACAAAGGACGAGAATTATTTCTCAATTTCTATTATTCCGATTATGCCAACTCATATACCGATTTGATTGGAACTGAGCTCGTCCTTTATTCTCCTTCTTTATTTTATCGTGGCAAAACAGACGTTTTTTACAACGAAAATGGTATAGGCCGCGTGATCACTGATTTTAAAACCACAAGCAAATTTATTCAAAAAGGATCCGTTAAAGAATTGATCTATAAACGCCAACTTGGCGCTTATGCCATTGCTGCAGAAGAAATGTTTGCCGAAAAACAAGTTAAGATTGCCAAGTCTTCTATTCTTGCGATTCATACTAAATCTACATTGATTCAAGAAATTGTATGTCAAGGAGATGAACTTGAAGAACAGAAAGAAGCCTTTAAAACTCTTGTTAAAGAATGGCACGAGAAGAATGGACAGGGATTTCTTTTTTCTTAGAATTTTTATTTCCAATTTTTGATTTAGAAATATTTTGACGAGTTTTTAATGATCTTTTCTTTCCTAAATTAGATGATCTTATTTTTTCTATTGTTTCTTTTGAAACAATGTGCCCTTTATTTGCTTGACTAATTTTCATTTTTGTTTCTTGACTCATTGTTTTATGTTTTTTTCCTTTATGACTTTTACTTAATTTTACAAAACATTTTACAGAATAAATTATATAATAATCAAAATGTTGTTTCATAGATGTTTTTGATATATGAAACCTTTATAAAGTTATTAAAGTCTGGTGATGGAATAAAACAAATTTACATTTATAAGAATCCATCCACAGATCAACCATATTGGAAAACTTCTATTGTCACTGATGGACAAGAAGAGATATTAGTAGTAAGAGGATTAATTGAATCAGGAAACAATAGATATTCTTTAAGAAAAAAGGGACGAAGCACAGAAAACGAAAAACACCATCATTATGCACAAAATGCTCATGTAGCTGGAAATTTAGATTTTAATTATAATTCAAATAATACGTAAAAATGGCAGAACTTGAAATTAACAACACACAAGAACTTACTGAAAAACTCAATGAAATTGTTGGCGATCCATCAATAAATAAACCTACTGAAGAAGAGGTTGCTCAGGCAAAAGCTGATTATGAAAATGCAGCCAAAGAATGGAAGAAAACAATTTATAAAATTGGAAATCCTGAAGATGCTCAAGTAATATGCGATTATGTCAAGCATTTCATAATGAATCGATGCATGTGGAAAGAAAATGCATGGATGGGGGTTATTAAATTAGCTGAAGAAATTGATGCTGCAACAGCTCTTTTCAAAGGTAAAAAAGATAAAGGATTGGAACTTAGCTATCAAGCAGCTGAATTTACATTCTATATTTTATCAAATCCTGGCGGGATTGGTCTTCAATCTGCATTAGATTTTGAAGCTGAGCATGAAATTTATTTTAAAACTCTAAATGTTTTTGGACAAACTGTTCAACAAGCAAGAGAAGCTCTTAAAAATATTGAATTTTTACAGCAAAAATGGGGTGCAATGGCTCAAGGATTTTATCTTGAAATGGAACCCGAAGGAGAAATCACTGAAGAATCAGTGAGCGAATTGTTTGACCCAGGTGTAGAACAAGCACCTACTGTCGAATAAAATATATAGTCTAAAAAAGCAAATGGAAAAGTGGTTTAATAAAAATCTTAAATGGATTGCATTAATACTTGTAGTATTATTTGTATTTAAATCTGCGCAAAGTTGTAGTCGCAATATGAAATTAAACATAAGTGACAAACAATACATTCACACGATAGACTCTTTAAATAAAAGATACAATTCTTATTATGAGTTGTCTCAGGATAGCATTAAAAAGCTTAATTTTGAATTAAAACTTGCAAATGATAGGGCTGCATCATCTGAAGATAAAGCTAGAGCTGTTCAAAATGCGGTTGAAAAAATACGTGCTAATACAACTACAACTGTTGTTGTTAAAGGGGCTGAAGAAGTTAAAGATGCCTCTAAAAAGAAATAACATGGCAAAAAAAGTTTATAAACACATCACGATTTATCAGGCTGAGGAAACTTATCTGAATAAACCTATTTTCGGAGTTATAAATACGAAACATGGTGATATGCTAGAATATATTACCTAGGAAGAAAATTAGAAATAATTTGTTTTTTCAGCAAATAGAGAAGACGATATAATCTTCAGTGTATCCTGCTTAAAAGATATTATCGACTTTAATAAAATATATAAATAAAATACATAATTATGTTTAAAAATTTTAAAATTACTAATAAAAGTTTATATTGGGGATTAATAATTACTTTCAGTATTCTTTATCTTTGTGTAGGATTTGTAAGTACGTTGCATAGTATAACTTTTTTTCAATTAGCTAATAGTTTAGGTTTAGCAATATTATTAGGTATTACATATGAGGTGGGGCAGGCCAGCGTTCTCTTCGGGTTGTTGATGACCAAAAATAAAGATAAGTTTCTGCCTTGGGCATTAATGGTTCTATTAACGGCATTACAGGTTACAGCAAACGTTTATGCATCATTTAAATATATGGATATGTCCGGAAGCAATGATTGGATATATTGGCAAAAATCAATCCTTATTGGTATACAAGCTGAGAATGTGGAAATGTATCAAGTTATTATATCTTGGATCGCTGGTGCTTTACTTCCAATAGTTGCTCTTGGTATGACAGCTTTAGTTGCTCAAAATATTAAGTTAATGACTGAAGAAACTCATGAAGTTGAAACAACTGAAGAAACTGGAGAAATAGATTCAGACAGAATGGAAGCCATAATTGAAAATGAAGTTGAAAAAAGACTTAGAGAACGAGATGAACTTGATGAACAAGCAGCTGAATTAACTCCACCTATTGAAGACCTTAAGCAAAGATATGATAACTACGACAAGGCGAATGATATTCCTGTTAACCTGGAAACACAATCAGGGGTCATAGAAGAACCCATTCAAATTCCACTTCAAAAAGAACCAGAACCAATAATAACTGAACAGGCTGTTGTAACTGAACCTATAATAATTAAGCCGGTCAATAAAGTTCGAGGTTGGCACTTTTTAAAGGAATTTGTGGATAATGATCATAATGTGTTTAAAAAAGGAAAATTTATAGAAAACGATCCATCTAAAATTCCAACCTCAAAAAAAGCTTAGGGACCGGCAAGAATGAGGGGAAACAACCGGTCCCAGAAGAACAAACCCCAGAAAAATTACTTGAAGAAATACACAAACCATCAAAGGGCGAAGAATTGATTAAGAGGTTGCAGGAAAGTAAGATGTTGGTAGATGTAAGCAACAATGAACCAATAGAAGAAAGTTCCCCTAGCGTCTCCCAAGAGCCTAGGGATGAGAATAATTCAGACTTTGCAAGTGTTGTCTTGGGAGGTGTAGAAGTAGTTGATGTTAAAGCTATTCCAAAAGAAGGAATTCCTGAAAGGGGACCCCGAAAAACATGGGATAAAATATGAAGGCAAAAATGATTGAAGAAAGAACACTAGCCATCGATTTTGATGGTGTAATTCACTCTTACAAAAGAGGGTGGACAGGAGAAGTAGCAGAAGATGAACCAATGCCCGGGGTTGAAGAGGCATTGCAGAAATTAAAAAGAGATGGGTGGGAAATTGTTATCCTCCTATCAACTAGAGATTCTATTCGAATATGGGATTGGTTAGAGAAATATGATTTGTCACAATATATTGATGATGTAACAAATGAAAAAATTCAAGCAGAAGTTTATATTGATGACAGAGGATATAGATTTAAAAATTGGAAAAATACATTACAATTTATCGATAAATTATGATATAAATGGAGAAAGGGGCTTGACGCCCCTTTCTTTAGTCCTGAAGAAGGTGAACGGATAGTCCACCACCTTTAGGAAACAGTTCGCCAGTTCTGACCATGTTACTCACTTGCCA